CGTAGTAGAAACTAATCTTACTGATAACATTGTGACTTTAGCAAAAATGGCTAGTGGTACAGATGGTAATATTATTTCTTATGATGCTTCTGGTAATCCAGTTGCGATTGCTACTGGTAATGACGGACAAGTTTTAACTTCTACTGGTGCTGGATCGCCTCCAGCTTTTGAAGCAATACCTGGTGGTGGAGTAGAAAATATTTCTACATTTAGAATGAGCACTAATTTTACTATGACTACTGGTGCTCATATTACTGCAAATTGGAGTAAACAAGGAGCAACTTTAGGAACAGCTATATCAGAAAGTTCTGGAACATTTAGCTTTCCACAAACTGGTTTATATAGAGTTGAAGCAAACTTTAATTTATTTAGAGTACAAGGAGATTCTGATTATATTGAACTAAACATTAAAGGTACAACTGATAACTCAAGTTACGCTGATCTTTTATCACATTGGACGCATATTGGAGATGTAGCCAATCAACATTCTTGTATTTATGGAGCAACTATTTTTGATGTAACTAATACTACAAATGACAAAATTAGACTTCATTATGAAAGTGAAAGTGCAACTAATATTAGACTTGTAGGAAGTAGTGATAGAGATGGAACATATATTAGATTTATTAGATTAGGAGACACATAAGATGAATAGACCAACACACATAGAAGATTATTTAGCACAACTACATACTGGACAATGGTTCGGTTGGAGTGATAGCAAAAATAAAGTTTATGCAAATTTAATTATACATGATGATAGTAAAAATAAACCTAGCGAAAGCGATTGCACATCTGGCTTAGCAACTTTACAATCTGATTATGATACAGCAGAAACAGCAGTAGCAAACAATAAAATATCAGCAACAAATAAACTAAAAGCATTAGGTTTAACGGATGCTGAAATAGGAGCATTGAAAATATAATGAGTTCAATAGTTAAAGTAGATACCATCCAAGAAAACACTTCCGCTAACGGAATTACAGTTGATGGTTTAAATATTAAAGATGGTATAATTACAAGTGCAACAGCCATTACTGGACACACAGCAGAAACTTCTATTGCAGATGGAGATACTATTTTAATCCATGATGCCTCTGCTTCAGCATTAAGAAAAATGACTAAAGCAAATTTTGTATCTGGTATTGGTGGTGATAACACTCCAGCTTTTGCTGCATTTCAATCTAGTGGACAAAATATTGATAGCGGTACAACTACAATAGTTACTTTAGACACAGAAATATTTGATACTGATAATGCTTTTGCATCTAATAAATTTACAGTACCTAGTGGAGAAGGTGGAAAATATTATGTTTCTGCTGCAATAAGAGCAGATGCTTCTTGGGCAGCAACTGGTCAATTTAATGTAATGGTTTTTATTGGAGGTACTGGAGATAATGGACTATTTGCTTCTTATAATATAGCTGCAAGTAATGGAAATGGTGGAGCAGTTTCTGGAATACTTACTTTAAGTGCTGGTGATGAAATTACAATGAGGCTATACCACAATGAAGGTGGTACAGAAGGATTACAAGCTGGAAGATACTGTACTGTTTTTTCTGGATACAAATTAATAGGAGTTTAATAAATTATGGCAACACTTTTTACAAAAACAAAACTTTATTTAGAGGCTAATTCTAAAACTTGGGATAATACAAAAGTATCTTTACATGATGATGGTGCTGGTGCTTATATTAAATTTTGGACTTATGATGGATTAGCTCAACCAACTGCTGAACAACTAGCATCATACGAAACAGCTGGTAATGCTGCTGAAGCAAATGCTGGTATAGATGCAACTAGACGAACTGAATACTTGTCTTGGGATAAGCAAATGGAAATGATCTACAAGGATCAAAAGAATGGTACTACAACTTTTAAAGATCATTGCGATAAAGTAAGATCAGATAATCCTAAAGATTAAACTAATTTTTTAATCCATTTACCTTTGTTATTTAATACCATTGGAAGTAGTTTAGGAATACCATCAATAACAATACCACAACCATTTATAAATCTAGTTCTAAAATTTCTAGCATAAGCAAATGCCATTGATTTTTGATTTACTAAACATCCTACATTCATACCAAAGAATAGATTGTCTGGATTAGCCCAATAAGATATTACAAATTTAGTATGGAAGTGTCCTTGAACACAACTCATTCCCATTGTTTGGCTTGTCTTTAATACATCTGCACTTCTTCCATGAGTAAAAAAACATCTTTGACCATTACTCATTGTAAGAGTAAGATCATCTATCCATTTCCATTTTTTAGTACCAAGAAAATCACCGTAATCTTTTAAGAATTGTGTACTCATTCCATATTTTAATGCTCGTCTATAAACAAGACTACTATGGTTACTATCTACTTCTATCATTTCTGGATAGATTGATTCTAATTCTTTGATGTATTCTTTAGAAATATTTAATTCGTCACCAGCAGAAGGTAAGTCTGGATTGTGATCGTGCATAGAAATAGCGTGGAAGTCAAGTAGATCGCCAATATTAACCACGAAGTCTGGCTTATATTGTTTTTTAATTTCTCGTAAAAATGCAAAACTGTCTTCATGGTGGTAAGGTATATGTAAATCACTAATTATTAATATTCGCTTGTTCATACAACTCCTTTGGTGATCCGTCAATTGTTTCTTCAAGATTTTTCAATTGTTCTTTAGGATCAATTATTTTGATTAAACCATTTTCTATATGTACGTCATTGATAATTTCAGCTGGTTCATTTTTACCATAATTAATAATTATATCTTCAATGATTAACATAACTAAACTTATAGTTTAATTATTATAATTTGCAACTTCTGATTATAGAGGATAATTCGTTGGCACGTTCTGGAGTTTGTTTAGCCCATTTGCTATCTAGCATTTCATCTGCTGCTGTATCCCAATCTTCTTCCTTAATAGCTTTTAAACAATTAACAAATTTAGATACACCTGTCATACCTAATTGAAATACCATCTCAATTATGACACATTTAGCTTTAAAATTCATATCGTGATTTCCTAATATTCTTTCAGCACCTACTACTGCATTAGCAAAATCTTTATCAAATTCTTGATCTAGTAAATCTCTTGAATAATCTACACCTTCTTTATAAGGATCGTTTTCTAATACTAAATGGCCATACCCAATTGTGGCAAAACCAAGACTATCAGAATAAACAGTATTACGATAGCCCTCGTGTTTTTTAATACGATCTTTTAATTCCGTATATTCTTGCATTAGTTAAGGGGGTTTTTGTTTGCTTCTTTAATTTCAGATATATTTAATTTTAAAATTTGAATTTCTTTTTGTAGTATTGATATTTCTTTATCTGCATTAGCTTTTATTTCTGCAATAGTTTGAGTATTATCTACAATAGAAAATCCGTTAGTTTCTATTGCATTTCTATTTGATTCTACTAATTCTACAGATGCAATATCTATTGATTTAGATGCTTCTTCTAATTGATTAACAATTAATTCCATCTTTGCAAACTTACTATAAAACGTACCAGTTGAACCTATCAATCCTAGTATAACCATTATAACACCAATGTTTGCTTTTAATTTATCCATTTTTTAATTCTTGTATTTCTAATAATAACATTCTTTTTTTGTACTGAATATCATTAAGTTTTTTAATTTTGATTTGCATAATATCATTATCAATATATTTAGTCAAATTAACTGTGACATATATGTCACGGTTATCAAATATATCTAATTGTTGTAAGTATATGTCTTTAGATTGATAGAATTCAGCATTGTTATACACTAATAATGATGCTTGATTTTCTTGCATAGCATCTAGTTTAATAATGTTTTTAATAATTAAATTTTTAGATATATCTTTTACTTGAGCATCTACATTAGCCATTACTTCATGTATCTTAAGTTTTTTTTTATTAGTTTTAGTTGAAGCAATTTTAGTTTTAATTTTTTCTTTAGGTTTTTCTGTAGCAACTTCTTTTTTAGTTTCTTCACCTTTTTCTTTTTGAGAAATTTCAGAATTAACTTTTGTAAACTTCTCATCTTCTTCTACAACTTCTTCTTCTATAGTTTCTTTTGGCATTTCTTTTTTTTTAGCATTTGCAATTAATTGATCTGTAGTTATTTCTTCTTTTGGTTTTTCAGCCATTATAGGTTGTTCTATTATTTCTTTTGGTTCTTTCATTTTTGGTTTGTCTTGTGGTATAGACATAATTTCAAAAAATTCTTCTATAATAGGTTCTTCTTTAATTTTCATAACCATTGGTTCTTCTTTAAATTCTACCATTTTAAATTTTTCTTCAAACTTTAAATTTTCTTCTATTTTAAAATCTTCAAATAAATCTTGTATAGTATTTTGAACTT